GGAAGGAAATGGACGAAGTGGCCGTTAAAAAGTATGTCCCGCAGATCGATTACACCTCAAGGGACTACAGTTCCATCCGGGAAGACTTAGTCTCTCTTATCCCTAATTTTGCCCCTAACTGGACAAACCGCGATCCAGCTGACTTTGGTATGACCATTCTTGAGGCGTTTGCTTACATGGGCGATCAGTTGCACTATTACATTGATCGCGCTGCTAATGAGTCGTTTATTACCACAGCTAGCCAACGCGACAGCGTACTTCAGCTTGCTCGCCTCCTTGGGTACCAAGCAACTAATAACACAGCTGCACGTGTAACAGTAACTTTTCAGAACTCAACTGCTAACCCAATTGTTGTACCAGCCCTAACTCAGGTAGCTACTACAAACGTTACTAGCAGCAGCTCACAACAGATTATCTTTGAGACCGCTACAGCGGTAACGGTGCCGGCTACGGGATCAATTACAGTAACTGCAAACCAAGGCGTAACCGTTGCAAATGAAGTTATTGGTACCTCTAATGGTGAGTCAAGCCAAGTATTTAAGCTTTCTAAAACCCCTGTAATTGAAAAGAGCGTTAGTTTAACCGTTAACGGTATCAGCTATACACAGGTGCCATATTTAATTGATTACCAAAACTATGACCCTGTCTTTAGCACCTATACAAATGCCCAAGGCGTTACCTATGTTGTCTTTGGTGACAACGTAAGCGGTCGTATCCCACCAGTAAATGCTCAGATCACAGCTACTTATCGTATTGGTGGCGGATCTTCTGGAAATGTTGGAGTTAACACAATTAAGTACATTCTTACTAATGGTGTATCAGGCCTTAGCGTATTAAACCAATACATTAGTGCTTCAGACTCTGGTGCTGCATCTGGTGGTGGAAACTTTGAATCAACCGACGCCATTCGTGTTAATGCTCCATTGAGTTTACGTACACTAGAAAGAGCTGTATCACTTTCTGATTACGCTAACCTTTGTATTAAAGGCGGAGCAGCTAAGGCTGTAGCAATTGCAGATGTTTATACAAGCGTTACTGTTTACTTTGCACCGTTTGGTGATAAAGGAGTTAACCTTGACGGAGTTACGCCTTCAAACGTGTTTAACAATACAGTAACTAGTTTAAAGGCGTATTTAAGCAACAAGATTCCAGCTAACACAACTATTACTTTCCAACCGCCATCATACGTTAACGCGTTTATCGATGCTGATATCACTGTCCTACCTCAGTATAAGCAAAGCCTTGTTCTCTCTGAGGTTACAGCTAAATTAGACACACTATTCCAATTTGATAACGTTATCTTTGCTGATCGTGTAACAGTTAACGATATTACATCTGCAATTAACTCAGTACCCGGAGTTGCTTTTGTCGAACCTACAAAAATTGTTCGTTCGGATGCAGATATTACCCGTGTAGTGGATCAAAAGACACTTGCTGGAGGAGTTGCTACATTACGTACAACTGCTGCTCATGGGCTTAAAATTGGAGACACTGTAAAAGTTACTGGAGTTGATAACGACTTTAACGGAGTCTTTGTTGTAACAACAATTCCAACTACAACTACATTTACCTATGCTTGCTCTGGAACAACAATTACAGCTACAGCTGTTATTGGCGGTGGAGTTACTAAACTTGTTGTTAATGACATAATTTGTGCCTTAAACGAGATCCCGCAGAAACCAACCTCTTACACATGGGGTCTTACTGTAACTGGAGGCATTACAGTCTAATGTCACGTTATGGTATTAATTATTATAATTTAGCTTATTACGGTCCAGATAACGCATCGCAGTATATTGCGACCTCGTTTACAGCTAAACCTCGTGGCTATGGCAATATACAAGTTAAGTGGAACAGCCCCGCCGGAACGTGGTCAAAGCTTAGACTTGTTCGTAACTCTTTTGGTTATCCGGTAAATCCATGGGATGGCGATTTACTTGTAGAAGCTGCTATTGAGACAGATCCAACTGTTTACGATGATACTAATAACTTGGTTAAAGGAGCCTATTACTATTACTCACTTTTTGTATTTGAAACAGTAACATACACATGGCTTCGAGTGGGAGACTCGACAGGTGTATCTGTTAAAGACTACGGATATATAAACGCTTTGTACGATGGGCTACCTACTATTACTAAAATACAAAATGCGTATGATGCCTCTGGCAAATACGATAACAAAGACTTGTTTAACTTTATGTCTCTTTTTGCTTTTGAATTAAACCACGCCCACACAGTAGTTGCACTTCTTAATAACAAATATGATATTCAAAAAGCTAACGGAGCTTTAGTTCCACTATTTTTAAAGCAACTTGGGTACGACTACGAAAAAGAAATTGGATACCAGCAATCTAGAATTTTGATCCGTGACGCAGTACAGATTAATAAAGAAAAAGGCAGCAGCCAAGGTTTAAGAGAATACATTAAAGCTTTTGGTGGATACGCTGTCACAAAACCACTAGGCACAGAACCAAACCCATCTGTTGATGGTTTAACAATGGGTCATAACTTAATGCTGGACTACAACGACTCATCATTTGAGGAGAGCATTGGGCACTGGGGCTCCTTAAACGGAACGGCTACATTGTCAGCAATTAAAGTTGAAACAGTTTTACAAGCATCTATTGCAACAAACGTAGCAACAATTACCCTAGAAAAAGCACATGGCTATCGGGTTGGCGACAAATTTACAACAAGCAACTTCCCACTAAACCTATTTAACACAACCAATAACCAATTTACTGTAACAGCTGTTGGCACTAAAACTATCTCCTTTGCTTTGACTGGAGCTGACGTACCAACCCAAGATGTTTACAATAAAGTGTTTAAAGCTTACCCAACAATTAAACCTTATCCAAAGCCATGGGAAGAGCCAACATCCTCTACCTTTACCCCTAACAAGAGAAAAGGTGTTCTCTCTGTTAAGAACGCATCAGGCAGCACAGCTACTTTAAAAATTGAATGCGGTTACACTAACGGAGATATTACAAAATTTAACCCACTAACAAAGGGTATTCCGGTAACAGCTGCGCTTTCTTACAGCTTCAGCGGCTACACAGTAACCGGCGGGTCAGCTAGATCTATAACCATGGGAATTCGTTGGTATGACCGTTTTGGTGTTTTTATCTCTGAATCTTCAGGAACAGCTAGCAACAACGCTACAGGAGAACTAGTTAGCGGTAGCCGTAAATCTGTTACCGATACAGCCCCTGCTGGGTCATACTATGCGGTACCTACTATTCAAATTGCTTCCGCTGCTGGAAGCGAATTTCATTACTTTGATGCCCTTCAGTTTGAACAAGATTCAAACCCAACTACTTTTGATGAAGCTCGACAAGTGCATTTAACAATTAAAGCTACACGTATTAATGAGCTAAAAAATCCAAACTTTGCATCCCCTATTGCACCATGGACAGCTACTAATTCTACAAACACAATTGACACCACCAGCCAAGAGCCTGGAGTTTCAGTATTTACTATCGGTAGAGCGGCAATTTTAGATAGCGTTGTTACTTTAACTTTAACGGTAAGCCATGATTTTAAAATTAACGATGTTATATCTATATCAGGATCTTCATGGGTAGGCGCAGACTTAAATGGAACCCACACAGTTATTACAGGTAGTGGTGGAAAGATTGTTAAGTTTGCAAAAACAGCGGCTAACCAAACTGAAGCAGATTGCAGTGGATCTATCTTTTTAGCCGGTAATGCCCTAAAACTAACAGCTACAGGATCTTCTGTTGTACTAAGATCTTGGGACAACTCTACAAACAATCAATTAATGCCAATTCATTATCCAAACACTCCGTACACGTTTAGCTTGTACGCACAGGGTATGAATACAGCAGATACCGTTACCACCTCAATCAAGTGGTATAACTCTTCTTATGCTTTGATTGGATCAGCGGTTAGCGGAAGAACTGCAAAGTTAATAGCTGATATCACTGACGTATCTGGAGACGGATCACTTGTCACATACAAGGCGCAAAATAACTTTACAGTCGGTCAGGTAGTAACTATTACCGGTATTACTATGATTCGTGGGGCGACCTATAACCTGGCTAATGTAACTATTGTTAGCTGTACTGAAGATCAATTTACTGTCAGATCTGGCGCTAACGGCTTGTACAACACCGGAGGTATTGCAACACCTACAGTTACAGCTAAAGACTGGATCCGCCCATACGTAACAGCAACAGCCCCAGCTACTGCGGCATACGCTGCTGTAGAGGTAGCATGGGCAACCGCTAACACACGAACAATCAAGTTTGATTCTGCGCTATTTGAAAACTCTGCTGGCTTGCTGCCGTACTTTGATGGAAGCAACGGCCCATGTTCACCTGCGGATTTGTACTGGGAAGGCAATAGCGCCAACTCAGCCAGAAGCCATTTGTACAAGAACCGGTTTGCTGTAATAAGTCGACTTATCGGCTCAAAGCTATCAGAAAACTTAATTCCAGGAACTCCAGTTTCAGTCTACTTGGCGCAACCTCAAACATAGGCTAGTCTGTGCCTCCCCTACCAAGGAGGTCCTATGGACAAATATTATGTGCTTGTCGCCGGCAACGGAGCAACCAGCCGAGCTAATCTAGAAGCTTTAATGGAAGATTACTATTACGCCCAAAGTTCAAACGGCGCTAATGGAACTTTAGTTTTAGCTTATTCTGAAAGACCAAGTCAAGGTCAAACATTTGCAACGCAGTTAGCAAAAGACAAAGGCAAAGACATTCTGGTATTTACTACAGAGTCTGGAAAGTTTGATGGCATCCCATCAGCTAGCCTTAACGTATCAACTAACCCAATTAAAAATGCGGTAGATCATCTTAAAGGTCTTAAAGCCTCTACGTTTCTTTTATGGGCTGATGAAGACAAAGACTGCCAAAACGCATTAGCAGCATGCAAGGACGCGGAAATTCCTTGCTATGACCTAACCGAGGGTTTGATCCCTCTTAACCCGGCTCAAGACATTAAAGCTACAGTGGAGCCAACTATCCCTAAGCAAGAAAAGATTGAAGTCGAGGAGGAGGACGAAGAGGATGGCGAAGAAGAGGATGACGAAGAAGCTGACGAGGATGAAGAAGAAAGCGACGTCGAAGAAGAAGAGCTGGACAATCTCTACTTTGGAATCCAAGCCATCGCCAAAATCTTCGCGGAAGCCATCGTCGAAGAAATGAAAAAGGGCAAAGAAGGCGTCTAGGAGTGCTTTCAGCCCGATCAACAGGTATCTACCTGCATTTACTCATGGCAAGGCCTCAGATAAGCGCTGAGAGCCTGTCAGAGGTATTTTCCGAAGGCCGGGTAGCTATATCAGCCTGCCTTCGAGAGCTTCGTGAAGCGGGGCTAATTGTCACTAAGAAAGAACATATCAATGGCCATATCATGACCATTAGCCATGTTGTGGAGCCCGATTCCTGGACGCCAGAAACCTGCTTACTGATACAGCCCACTCCACTAAATAGCTTATTAATAACTAATAGCATATTTAGCAAGAAGCAAACCAATTATCTCGGGGGACCCGAGGAGACTTATGAAGAGTACGATTTAAAGATTGGAGCAAGCGTGGACGATTTTCCAGCACCTTACGATCCTGAAGATATAGAGCAAGCCCGGCACCGGGCACGGGTAGCCAAGTACCAAGCAAAAGAAGACGCTGCGGCTAAAAAAAGAGAATCTTGGATTAAGAAGCGATCAACCGACCCAGCTAATTGGAGTGTTACAGATACTGCGTTTGAGTTTGCTAACCGCATGCACGAGCTGTGGCACGTTAAGCCTTGGTCGGTCTCAACAAGCAGGTTCCGTATAGCTTTAGCTCAAGCACAATCAACGCATGGCACTAACGGAGCTATCGAAAAGATCATGATTGACCTGTACTTCCAACAGATTAAACACGATAAATCAATTAACGACCCAGAGCATATTTGGAAAAGATTTATTCAACAATTTGCGGGGTTGAAGATTCAAGCTGAACGTCTTATGGTTACTCCAGAAGATATCGAAACCGAAAAGGTTAAAGCTGAGAAGTCTTGGGATTGGGTAAACGATGTTCAAAGTTGATGATTTAAAAGTACGGCGACGTACTTGGGTAAAGATGGCTGGTATCCCACTTGCTCGATTGGGTTGGACTTTGTCTGACTGCAAAGATGTACAACCTGACACACTTAAAAAAATTAAAACTTGGGTAGCTGGCGCAAACCAAGGTTTATTTATCAGAGCTACTGGTAAATCTTCTTGCGGTAAGGGACTTATGTTTTATGGAACCCCGGGACAGGGTAAAACAACTCTTGCGCTAGCTACTCTTCAAGAAATCATGACTACATTTTCTCTTGAGGCCTTTGACGTTAAAGACTCAAACACTTTAATTCGCCCTTGTTACTTCATCACTTATAGCGGTCTCTTAGATTTAAAGGGTTCTCAGATTGAGGGATGGTCAGAGGACCAAGAGGTAATCTACGAAGGTATCATGGGGGAGTGCGCCAACGATGCTTATAACATCAGAGTTTTGATCCTAGACGATGTTGGAAGAGAGCATGCTAGCCTTTCAGGGTGGCAAAAAAATATGCTTCACCATGTGTTAAGAACCCGTTTTAACAACGGATTGCCTACCATTATCACTACGAACATCAAACGTGAGGACTGGGCTGGGCTGTATGGAGACTCGACAGAAAGCTTCGTACATGAAATATTTAGTTACCTACCAATCGAGTCATCACGAGGAGATCTACGTAAATGAAAGAGAACATAGTGCGTACTGATTTAAAACTAGTGCAGGTGTTCCTGCCTAATACAAGCACGTCTGGGCCTGGAATTTACGAAGTGTCCGTTGGCGACCCGAACGAGTTTTACTGCACATGCCCAGGCTTTGCAAGCCGGATGAAGTGCAAGCACATTACTTTTGTAAAAGCAAGGATTGAACTTAACAACGGTAATTACCCGTTAGAAATTTCTAGCCGAGCTACACCAGAAGATGCAGAGCGAGCAAGAGAATCAAACGAAGAATTTAGAGACTTTATTATAAAGTTTGGTAAGGTTGAGGTTCTATAACTAATGCAAAACGGGGATATCAGCAACGAGCTCCCCAAAAGAATATTAGTTACAGAAGATGTATTCTTAATTGTAGAGCTCACGCCTAAAAAAGTTTTAAAAGTATTTACGGTTTCTAAAGCTAATAAAAAAATACGTAAAGATATATTAAGTTATCTTTATGTGTACACAAGCAGACAGGGGATCACCCTTGAGCTGGTGTCATTTACCATGGACGAAGAAGAGTTAACCTTCTTTGTAGAAGAACTTGATAAAATGGGAACTAATCCATTTAGATATTTTAGTTCTTACAAATCGCAGAAGGATATATTGGAAGAACTTCCGTATAGACCAGAAGTGATTGGTGTGATAGACATACCTACTCGAACAGCACAATACGGCCACTGGGGATTGGATTTTAATCGGTTATGAATCACGAAGCACAGCTCCTTAGTAAGGTTGTTCAAGATCGAACTCTTACACCACTTCTAGAAAACAACATTAATGAGTCTTGGTTTGCTGATGCAGCTGATCGTAAAGTAGTTAGTTTTTTACTTGCTCACAATGCAAAGTACCGTGAGTGCCCAAGCCTTGAAGTTATTAATCAAAATTTTCCAGCATATTCTCCCGTACCAGTTAATGACTCTGTTGAATACTTAATTGATTGTCTTGTTGATGCGCGTCGTAAACAAAGAATTATTGCCACACTTGGCTCAGCTTTAGAGGTTATAGAAAAAGAACAAGATCACGAGGGTGCACTCCAAGCTATGGAGCGCGGAATTATTAAACTTGAAGAAGATGGTTTAACTAAGTCAAATGACTTAGAAGTTACACAAGCTGCTAAGTCCGCAAAAGAAGAATACGAGAATCGCAAGAACAACCCTGGCTTACTTGGTTTACCTACAGGGTTCCCAACTATGGATGAAGCAACCTCTGGTTTACAGCCTGGTCAGCTCATTGTAATTATTGCTCCACCAAAGACAGGTAAATCAACGCTTGCTTTGCAGATTGCACAGAACTGTCACCTAGCCGGTAAGGTCCCAATGTTTTACTCATTTGAGATGAGCAACGACGAGCAGAAAAGCCGTTACTACGCTATGAAGGCAAAGGTTTCCCACAGGCGTTTAATGACCGGTACTTTAACCGATGAAGAGCAGGCGCGGTACTACAAGATTATTGATGGCATTGAAAACATGAGAGATAAGTTTTGGTTTATTGATTCATCTGGCGGACAGACAGTAAGCGGTGTTGCCAGCAAGATCCAAAACAAGAATCCAGACATCGTATTTATTGATGGTACTTATTTGATGATTGATGAGCAAACCGGAGAGTCAAACACCCCACAAGCGCTTACTAACATCACTCGCTCATTAAAGCGTTTGGCTCAAAAAATTAACAAGCCGGTAGTTATTTCTACTCAGGTTCTTAATTGGAAAATGAAGAAAGGCCAAGTTACAGCTGACGCTATTGGTTATTCATCTTCTTTCCATCAAGATGCTGATGTTATCTTTGGTCTACAGCGTGAAGATGAGTTGGTAGATGACACTCGATTGCTCCGTGTTGTAGCTGCACGTAACGCCGGTCTTTCAGAAGTATCGTTAGTGTGGGATTGGAACAACGGATTATTTAGAGAGCTAGGTGTAGAGGATCTATGACCGTAGAAGAGATGACAGATACGTTATCTCGCCTTGGTATTGAAGCGGTTAACACACGAGGCGATGAGATCCAGGGGTACTGCCCTGCACATGCAGAGCGCACAGGTAAAGAAGACCGGAACCCATCTTGGTGGATTAACTCAGATACCGGACAGCACATTTGTTTTTCTTGTGGATTTAAAGGAGGTCTTTACACTTTAATCAGCTATGTAGAGCAGATTGAGTTTGATAAAGCTCGTGAGTGGCTTGGGTCAACCGGTAGTTTGATGTCTAGGTTTACTCGATTGTTAGAAGAAAAGAAACCAGTTCTTGAAGAAACTTTAGTTGTAACTGAGTCTATGCTTCATGCTTTTGTTGACCCACCAGAAGAAGCTTTGGCTGTTCGCGGCTTAACTTTAAATGCTGCTAGGGCATACGAGCTTATGTGGGATTCTAGAAAGAAAAATTGGATTATGCCTATTAGAGATCCACTTACAGAGAAGTTAATGGGGTGGCAGGAAAAGGGGTATGACCGCCGATACTTTAATAACCAACCAGCTAAAGTAAAAAAGAGCACAGCTTTATTTGGTTATAAACAATACGTTGGTGGTCAAATGGTTGTTGTTGAATCACCCCTTGATGTAGTGCGCCTTGCCTCATTAGGAATCATGGGCGGTGTTGCTACGTATGGGGCTTTAGTGTCTATGGCTCAGTTTAATTTATTGCGGGGTGCAGATCGTTTAGTTATTGCTTTAGATAATGACCAAGCCGGTAAAGCCGCCTCTTTAACCCTTCTTGACCTATGTAAAGAGATGGGCAAAGAAGCTTGGTTTTTTAATTATTCACACACAGATATGAAGGATGTTGGCGGTATGAGCAAGGTTGAGATAGAGTCTGGCCTAGAAACAGCAAAACATATAGTGAGAGGAAAAGTATGATTATTGGACTTGCGGGTTATGCCCAATCAGGCAAAAACACAGTGGCTGACATTTTAGTTGATTACCATGGATTTACTCAGCTTGCTTTTGCCCAACCAATTAAAGATTTTTTATACGCTATTAACCCACTAGTTGCTTGTAGTCCTAGCGGTTACTTGCAAGGCTTGGTTGATCGTGATGGATGGGATAAAGCTAAGCAGGAACCCCAAGTACGTATGTTGCTACAAAACACAGGAGTAGCTGGGCGTGAGTTAATTGACGATTACCTATGGGTAGCCATGACTTTGTCACAGATTAAAGACCCACAAGAAGAACGTTATGTTATTACCGATGTTAGGTTTCCAAATGAAGCTGCCGCTATTAAAGCTCAGGGTGGTCAGATTTGGAAAGTTGAACGCCCGGGTGTTGAGCCTGTAAACGGACACATTTCAGAAACAGCCATGGATCCATGGATATTTGACGAAACTATCCTCAATGATGGAACGATTGAGGATCTAAAGAATAAGATCAAAGTTGACCTTTAAAGGAACTTTACTTCCCTACCAACCGGAAGCCGTAGACCGTATGGTTGAACGCCATAAGGTTTTAGTTGCCTACGACCTTGGTCTAGGTAAAACAGTTCTTACTATTGCTGCTATAGAACGTTTGATGGATGAGAACAAAGTTAAAGAGCCAGGGCTTATAATCTGTCTTTCCTCATTGAAATATCAATGGGCTAATCAGATTGAGAAATTTACCGATGGAACTTCACGCGCTTTGGTTATTGATGGAACGCCAAAGAAAAGAGCAGAGCAGTACGCCGAAGCTATGGACTGGCGGGCTTCAGGGGTTGATTACATCATTCTTAACTACGAGCAAATTGTTAACGACTGGGATTCCATCAAAGATTTACCACGAGGATTTGTCGTCCTTGACGAAGCAACAGCCATCAAGTCTTTTAGATCTAAACGATCAAAAGCAGTAAAGCGACTTATCAACGCACCATACCGCTACGCTCTTACCGGTACTCCAATTGAGAATGGTAAACCAGAAGAGCTATTTAGCATTATGCAGTTTGTAGACGCTGGGGTACTAGGCCGTTTTGATATCTTTGACTCAGCCTTTATTGTTCGTAACAATTGGGGCGGCGTACAGCGCTACCGTAATTTGCCTACATTGCATGAGAAGTTAAAAGAAGCTTGCGTACGTAAAGCTCAGAAAGATCCGGATGTAGCTCCCTTTCTTCCAGATTCAATTCACAAAGACCCGGTACGAATTATTTTAGATCGTAAGGGTTCTAAGCTGTACAGCACCATTGTTGAAGATTTAATTCGTGATCTAGATGAAGCGCAGAATTTGTTTGGTGCTTCCTTCAACCTCATAGCTCATTACGGTTATGAGAAAAAAGGCGGTGGGCCTGAAGACGAGATACGCGGTCGTATCATGTCTAAAATTGGTTGCTTGAAGATGCTTTGCTCACACCCAGATCTTTTGCGTACTAGTGCTAGAAAGTATGATGCTGTTGATAAAACAGTTTTGTGGGAAGATGAAGACGAGGACGGAACTGTAGCTAGATTTAGTCAAATGACACCTACTTTTGGAACTAAAGGCGGTTCAGCTTATGCTTCTGAGTTAGTAAAGTCTGGTTTGTTAGACGGCATTAACGACTCACCAAAGCTTGAGTATTTAATTGGGTATGTTAAAGACTTCCTAGATTTAGACCCAGCAAACAAGGTAGTTATCTTTGCTACCTATGTTGATATGTTAGACATGATTGCTAACGGTTTAGGGCCAGATCAATGCCGCAAGTATTCCGGTAAATTAGATGCTAAGACTAAAGAAGAAAACAAGATTGCATTTAACACTGATCCAGCTATTCGTGTTCTTATTAGCTCAGACGCCGGTGGGTACGGCGTAGATCTACCAGCAGCTAACTTGTTGGTTAACTACGATTTGCCTTGGTCTTCAGGTGGAGCGGTCCAGCGCAACGGCCGTATTATGCGAGCTTCTTCTACTTGGCCGTCAATTGTTATTCAAGATGTCATCATCTCTGGGTCTATTGAGGAGCGCCAATACGAGGCTTTACAACAGAAAAATGCCTTGGCAAGTGCGGTGGTAGATGGCGAAGGCATCGATGAACAGGGCGGGATACCCATGAATGTTGGCAGTTTAAAGGAGTTTCTATACATGGCCACTGTTTAGGTGTGTACACTAGTCAGATGCCTAACGCACCTAAGACGCCGACCCGCACCATACGGGTCCCTGACGACCTCTGGAAGGCCGTACAGTACAAAGCAGCCAAAGATGGGGTAACAGTTACCTCAGTCATTATTGAGGCTTTAGAGGCGTACGCAAAGGATTCTCATGGGTAAGCACCATGACAAGATTGCTAAGGCTTTAGAGATCCGCAAAGCTAACATGCCTAAAGGCACAGGGTTTAAGGTGCCAGGCTCAATGAACAAGAAGAAGACCGGTTACCGGGGCGTAAAGGCTAATAACGCCAAATAACAGTTGACACCTGTCAGTGGCCGGGTGTAAGTTTTCCTTAAGACGCTACAGAGCACAAGTGCTCTAAAGCTTAACAAAGGAAAACATATGAGCCTACTCGATATTAAAACTAACTTACGTCAATATCTATCACTTAAAAAAGAAATTGAGTTATTAACAAAAAGACAAGATGAATTAAAATCTCGTCTTAAATCTACAGTTGAAGCCGCTGGTGAAACAGATGACCGCGGTCACGTCATCCTTAAAGTTGAGGATGAAATTACAGGTGAAGTAACCCTCACACAACAACGACGTGTATCAAAATCCCTTGACATGGATGTAGCTGAAACGCTTCTTAAAGAGCGTGGCATCTATGACAAGTGCGTAAAAATGATTCCAGTTTTGCAAGAAGATGCAATCATGTCTTGCGTTTATACCGGAGAGCTTTCAGAAGCTGACGTTGACACTATGTTCCCATCTAAAATTTCTTACGCATTCTTGGTTAAAGCATCGAATGACTGATGATCTAATCAATTCTACTTTTGCTGACTTGGATAATTACTATCCAGGCAGTAAGCGGAAACGCAAACTATATTCAAGAGCCATGGTGGAAAAGCTAGTAGAAATACTAGATAAGGCTGGACTATTGCACACAAAGCGCATAGAATGGCCTTTACACCGGCAAGTATCTTTGGATATCGCCGAGGCTTGGAGTCAAATCCGAGCAAATGAAAACAATGAAAACTAAAACAAAAGGATGAAAAACATATGGCAGTAAACCGTACAGAGGACTATGTCCCAGAGACCGATGCGTTCGCAACAGTGAACACTCCAATTGAGTCTCGCCCAATGCAAGCAACATCAAAGCCTGTAGTTCAATCAGGCTGGGATGCAGCAGAAAAATCATCAGTCGCTTCAGGCGACTTTCCATCTGAGTTCAAGTTCACTGATGGTGAATATCAGATCATCAAGTTCCTTGATCCAAATGGCCCATTTGCTGTTTACAAGCAGCACTTCTTGTCACAGAAAACAAGTGGCAAACGTTCTTACATTTCATTGGGTGCAAACGACCCATTGTGTGTAAAGCTAGGTAGCAAGCCGGAAGACAAGAAAGCTTTCAGCATTGCTAACCTCAGTGTCCCAGGCGGTGTCGAGCGACAGATGATGATCGCAAGCCCACGCCTTTATAAGACACTACATGCAGCACATTTTTCACCAGCTGGTCCTTTAACAAAGAACTACTGGGCAATCAGCCGTACAGGCAAGATGCAAAGCACCGTCTATCACCTTAACCCAGTTAAGGCTCGTGATCTTCTCGAGGACTGGGGCATTGACGTTGAATCACAAGAAGCAGCAATCGCAGCATTAACTCCGTTTGACGCTTCGGCCATTAAGGCTCCGACATGGGAAGAACTTGAAGCAGTAGCAGACAGCCTTCTCTAATTAATTCATTGCGGACGGGGCTAGTGCTATTTGCATTAGCCCCATCTGCGTAATAAGGAGCACTATATGGAACACATTATTACCACTAAAGAACAACTTGATGAGATGGTTGCGTACTATTTAAAGCAAGATGCTTTTGCTTACGATTGCGAAACCGTAGGAGATAAACGTGTCATTCCAGCAGTTAACGAAGTACTATGGCTTAGTTTTTCAACACATGGCCGCGGTGATGTTATTCCGCTTGGCCACCCGCATGGTGAATTTGAGTCAGAAACTTTTCCACTTACACCCCAAGGAGAGAAACGTGTATTGGCAGGTTTGCCGATCCGTGACAGCGATTATTCTAAAGATCGCAAAAAAGCTGTTAAATCTTTCGGAGCACCTCCTACACAGTTATTCCCAGCAGAAGTCTTTGAAGCGCTAAAACCTTTATTTTTTAACGAGAACATTTTAACAATTGGTCACAACCTTGGGTTTGACCTTAGCTCAGTAGCTAAATATTATGGCGGAGAAATACCTTCCGGCCCTTATTTTGACACCCTTATGGCGTCTTTTCTTTATGATAATAAAAACAAGGGAAAGCTTGGCCTTGATGATTGCCTTCAAAGAGAACTTGGCTTTTCTATGGAAAAAGGCATTGGCCATATGGTTGAGATTTATGGTTTTAATGAGGTTGCTAAGTACGCATTCCTTGATGCCAAGTACACATTTATGCTTTGGAAAGTTTTAGCGCCAAAGCTTGCTGCTGCAAATGTTGAAAAGGTTATGGCATTAGAGATGGATGTTCTTTCTGTGTTGTGCCATATGAAACTTACTGGCGCACCCATTGATATGAATCAACTACAGATTTTGTACGATAAGTTAAGTGAAGAAGTTGAACAAGTAAAAGCAGAGATTTATTCCATAGCTGGCATTTTTAATATGAACTCGAATGGCGATAAGCAGTATGTGCTTTATGGCCCTAAAGAGGAGGGTTGCCGCGGTTTACGCACACACGTGCTTACCGGTAAAGGTGAGAAGAAAGCTAAAGAGAAGGGCGAGCAGTCTTTAACTTATAAAGATTACTCAGTATCAGCTGAAGCTTTAGAAGATTTTAGAGGTAAAGATGAGCTGGTAGATGCCCTACTAAAATACTCAGATTTAAATAAATTGTTGAGCACCTACGTAATTCCATATCTTGGTGGTGAAGTGGTAAAGACTACTAACGGAAAAGCTAAGACAGAAGAGCGTGAGAGCTTACTTGTTAACGGCCGGATCTACGCAGACTTTATTCAATGGGGCGCAGAGACCGGTAGATTTTCTAGCCGTAACCCAAACCTACAGAACGTACCGGCTCCGCATACCGAGCACGGTAAAGCTATTAGAAATTTATTTATTGCACCAGAAGGCTACAAGCTTGTAGTAGCTGACTACTCACAGATTGAGCCACGTGTTATTGCCGCTATGTCTAAAGATCCAATCATGATGGATAACTATTTAACTGGCGGGGACATTTATACAACCGTAGGTAACACTATGGGAGTAGATCGCAAGGCCGGTAAAGTACTTGTACTAGCTATGGCTTATGGAGTAGGGCCAGACAAGATTTCACGATCTATTGGCTGTACGGTTCCCGAAGCTAAAAAGCTTCTTAATGACTTTGCTGAGAAGTTCCCGTCGGTTAATGAGTACAAAACTACAGTTATAGGGGTTGCCAGGAACTTGGGCTATGTGACAACGATTTTAAACAGGCGCCGTTACCTTCCGGATATTACGTCTAGGAACATAGGGTTTAAGGCAAGCGCTGAACGTCAGGCTTTTAACACACGTATCCAGGGGTCAGCCGCAGACATTATTAAACTTGCTATGATACGAGCCCAAGACCTTCTTCCCAAAGGGGCAAATATCATTCTTACCGTACACGATGAAATTGTTACCCTTACCCCGGATAACCTAGTTGAGGATACAAAAGCCGCAATTAAAGAGGCTATGGAAGGCATTAACCTATTGCCTATACCATTGGTAGCAGACATGGCGGTTGTCCAAAAGTGGGGAGATGCTAAGTGAAATGGCTCCGTCGTCTATTTAATCGTGATGAATATGTGGTTCATAGGGTAGATATCCCAGTAAGCACTATTGTCCGCTGGTATATGTACGACACGTCTTTGTATGATGAGAATGATCTAGCTGAGCTAATCGGTCTAAACCGGGTCAGCCAAGAAGGACATATTAAAGAGCAAGAGGATAGCGATAACAGACTACTTGCCATTCAACAATACATGCCGTTTTTAGAGCAAATGGCAGAGATCAGTGCCAACATTCTTACAACCATTCAACTAAAAGAGATTGATGATTCCGCAGAATTATCAGCGCTTGCAGACGGAATGCCAACTGAAATTATGCACAGTCTGTTTAAAGCTGTAGCATTATCAACGTTAGTCGGTACCTTTTCTGTAGGTACTAACTTACAAATAATTAACCCAACATCAGTACCTACTGGGTTTATAAACATGGAGGATATAGATGAGCAGTAATTGGTGGGCAAATAAATTAGGTGCACAGCCAAATCAACAATCAACACCACAACCACAATATGTGGCACCACAACCGGCGCAATATGTACAACCTCAACAACCGACGTATCCTCCGTCGCAACAATCACAACCACAAGCTCCACGTTGTCCTGGTTGCGGTAGTGGAAATTATGCAAGTCTTGAGGGAGCTAAAGCTCGTTGTTATGATTGCGGTTATCCAATTCAACAATCTGGTAGTGGTTTAGGTACTGGTATTATTGGCCAAGGAGGCCAATCAGGGGGACCTATTACACCAGCTACACAAGTACCAACCGGCGGATTTAACCCAACAACAATCATTGGACACTTAGGATGAATGCAGACGCAACAGCGGTAATTAATAAAATTAACAAGAAGCTTGGCGCAGGAACTATTGTTAAAGGATCAGACATCATTGATCCCCCAGCAAGATTTACTAGCGGTTCACTTTCTATTGACGTAGCTTTAGGCGGCGGCTGGCCCCCTAATCAATGGCACGAGATCATCGGTGAAGCTAGTAATGGAAAAACTGCACTTGCATTAAAGACTGTTGCGGCTAATCAAAAACTTAATCCAGAGTTCACAACAGTATGGGTTGCAGCTGAAGAGTGGGTAACAGGTTATGCAGCACTTTGTGGCGTTGACGCTTCACGTGTCTATGTCGTATCAACTAATATTATGGAGGAAGCTTATGAAGCGGTTATTCAGTTTGCAGAAAGTAAAGCGGTCGATTGTATTGTTATTGATTCTTTACCTGCCTTGGTCCCTTCAGCAGAGGACGATAAGGAGATGGAGGAATCAACTGTAGGTCGTGGTGCCCTCCTGACCAACAAGTTCTTCCGTAAGGTAGGT